AAAGCTATCCAATATCAATTGGCTAGTATTGTTAATCCTGTGCCTGTTTATGCTAATTTCAACCGCAACTTTGCTAATGAGCCAAAATTCATTACTTGGCAGTTAAGAAATGTCCACCAGCCAGTATATACCGGAGTAAATCAAAACAATAAAGGTATTGATCGCCCAGTATTTCAAATGAGCATATATTCTCAGAATATGCAAGATGCTTTTAATATTGCCAATTCTATAATACAATCATTACATGGATATAATGGGCAATTTGGTGGTGTAAGCGGTTTTTATATTGCCAAAGCCGATGTGATTATGCTTTACAATACATACGATAATACTGTAGGTTTGCAACAGATAACAATGGATTGCACCTTAGATATTCCAACATAAGAATTTATTAATTATTTTTTAAGGAATTAAAATGGCTCTCCCAAATCAAGTTTTACCCGGATTCTCGGCATCGCTATGGTGTCAGACTGGTGCTACTCCTACAGCATTAACTCTTTCCCAATTGTCCACTTGGACAGCCGAAGTTGAAGATATTGTTGGCACAGCCGCTAATGGTGTAGGCACTTCTGGTGAACAGTTAAATGTTGAAGCCATCCCTGCTTTTGGTCAAGATGATGCCGCCGCTTCCTTCATGGTTGCTGGTAGCCGTCAATCAGATCAAATTCCTACACAAAGCAAGCCAACTTCAATGACCATTGTTGCTCCTTGGAATCCAAGCGATGCAGGATTGTTGTTAATGAGAGCCGATGCTTATAGCGGCATTATTGATCGTACTTTTGTAGTAGCCGCTGTATCTGGCTCTAATACTGTTGCTTATGCTTTTAATGGTCGTGTAAGCGAATTTAAAGTAGATGCCGCACCGGGCAAAGAAGCAACTGCGACTTTCACAGTTCATCCTCGAGGCAATCAGTATGGCTGGTCTAACAATACCTAATGATTACTGTTAAGTTTGCCAATGGCAAAATCTATGAAGCAGGGCATATTGATGAAGCTATCAAATTATGCCTTGCCGATGGACATGATCCATTTAAGCCTGTTGTAATTCCAGAACAGCCAAAACAGAAAAAGATTAAACAAGTAGAAGAAGATGAATATAGAGAACAGTTCTGATCTTTTAAGTTATTTATTAAGCCAAGCTAATTCTGGTGTTAAAAATTGGTTTGGTTTTGCCCAACAGCGCATCACAGGCATTTATTTGGCGCATGAAATCGCTAAGTATCATGCCGATAAATTTACTCCTGATGAAATCGCTGATTATGTAATTAAGTTAAATAATTCCATATATCAAAAATTAATCAAGGGTGATGGAAATGGCTGAATCATCGGTTAAATTCAAGCTAGAAGGCATGGAAGAATTGCTTGAAGTGTTTAACCAGATCAGAGATGACTTTGGCGAAAAAGATGCCAATAAGATTTTAAAATCAGCGGTTCATGCATCCATGCAACCAGTTCTAATGACAGCTAAAGCATTAGCCCCTGTAGATACAGGCGCATTAGCGGCATCCCTTAGAATTGAATCTCGCAGACCTACAGCAAAGGATAAGCGATCTAGATATATCAAAACAACTGATACCATTATTGGTACAGTTACTACTGCTCCCGGTAATGTCTTAAAAAATAGATCATTTCACAATCTTCATGCCCCTGCTGGGCAAAGAATTAAACAAATTGGTATTCCTAGCGATGCTAGAGCCAATGTGCAAGAATTTGGGTCATATAAAATGGCGGCACATCCTTTTATGCGCCCTGCATTAGAATCACAAAGTATGAATGTGGCACAAAGTTTAGGTAGGACTTTAGGAACTGCTTTAGAAAAATATAAAGCAAAACAATATAGAAAAGGTAATTTATGAACCAGTTTGCAAATGCTTTAGGTAAATCATTTAACAAAGATTCTTTAAGAATCCGATCATTTGAAATGGGTGGGCATACTTTTAAAGTAAAAGTCCCATTAACCGCTGAATATGAAAATATGCTTGAAGCGGTAAAAATCGTTGATGATAATAAAGTTAATAAATATTATGATGAATTATCTAAAGAATTTATTAATAATAAATCTGAATTTGAAAAGCAAGAAGAAGTAGTATTTACAGATAATGATATATTATTAAAAGGCACTTCATTAAAAGAAACTGCCAAAAATAAAGCTATTCTTGAAAATCGTATTTTGTCGTTAATTAAGTTAATAGTGCCAGAAGAAGAAGGTTTTGATATGTCCACTATTACCTATAATATGGTGGAAGAATTATTCCCATTTTCTATTCAAATACAATTAATTGAAGAAATTAGCCTTGTCATTTCCCCATCTTACAAAACAGTTAAGGGAAAGTCCTAGGGTCAGTTCGTAGGCAAGTTAAAGCATATTTGACTGCTCATGGTACTGATCCAAATGAAGTAACCGAAGAAACTTTTAATGACATCTGCATTATGTATTCAGATGGATTAATTGGAAATAATAGGATTTTAGAAACCCTAGGCAATTTAACTGCTGGGGTTTATAATTATATGCGAAGTGCTAATGCACCCCCATATAAGCTACAAGACATTATTCCTACAGTTTACGATTATTTATATCCCCCATTGTCGGAGCAAGAAAAGAAAGATGCGGCAAGTAAACAATTAATAGCCTTTGCATTAATGCATCCGGGCGCACCAAAAGAGTTATTGGAAAGATATAAATGAGTAATAATATCGCTAGATTGGGTGTAGTAATGGGGCTGGATACTGCCGAGTTCACTACTGGACTTCAGGCGGTTGAAAAGAAATTAGACGGCTTAAAAGAAAAATTAGCAGAACTTGTTGGTGTTGCCGCTTTTGTTGAAATGACAAAAAGGGCAATGGAATATGCTGATACCATTACAACTACAGCCAAAGCCAATGATGTTACTACTGCATCTGTTTTAGAGTTATCTAAAGCCTTAGAAGAAAATGGTGGCAATGCTGAAGAAACTGGACGCATATATTCTGGATTTAATCAAAAAGTAGAAACTGCCGCATTAGGTAGTGCCAAAGCTCAAGAATCATTTGCCAGACTTGGGGTGTCATTAAAAGACATTCAAACTCTATCTTCCCAAGATTTATTTGCAAAAACTATTACTGGTTTATCAAAAATTGAAGATTCAGTAACTAGAAATGGTATTGCTTTTCAAGTTCTTGGCAAAGGTATTAGAGGTGTTGATATTGTTGGTCTTGCTCAAACTTTAGAAGAAACTAAAGGATCATTTGATAGATATGCCGAAGCTGTTAATATGGCGCATGAACTTCACTTAAAAATTGAAGCATCCGGCAGGAAAGTTTCTTTGATGTTTACAGAAGCAGTAATTCCAACTCTTTTAGTTGTTTACAATGAAATGACTAAAGCTGGTAGTGCATTAGATTATATTGCTTCTGGATTGAAGTATCTTATTGTTGGATTTGCTATTTGGGGAGAAGCCGCTGTAACTGCTGTAAAGTATGTAATTGATGTAATCAAAATGTTAGCTTATACAGTTAATGATCTTTTGACATTAAGCATAGATAAAGCAATTGAGCATTTTAAAGGTGGTTTAACTGAAATTAAAAAAGATGGTGCTGATTATATTGAGTTTTTGCAAAAGCTAAAAAAAGCCAATACTGAATCATCTGGTGGTGATAGTGCTGGTGGTCAAGCAAATAGAGATGTTATTAATGCTAATGCGAAAAAATTAGGATTAGCGCAAAATTTAACTGCTGAATACAAAAGACAAGCAGATTTGCAAATACAAATGGCTATACAAGCCAGAGAATTATTAAACCTAACCAAAGATGAAGCATTGGTTCAAGCAGAAGTAAACAAAGTAATTGATGCAAATCAAAAAGCTAGAGATGCTATTGATAAACAAATTGCCGCCGCTAAAGGAACACAAGGCGGTGCGGCATTAATAGCAGAATATGAAAAACAAAAAGCCGCTATTTTAAGTTTAAGAGATGTTTATATTGAAAGTGCTAAAGAGCAAATTCAAGCTACTATTGATTTTCAAAGGACTTTTAGTTTTGGTTGGAATAAAGCCTTCAATCAATTTAAAGAAGATGCTTATAATAATGCCAAAATAGCTGAAGATGCTTTTTCATCAGTAATTGGTTCTATGAATAGTGCTATTGATTCTTTTGTAACAAAAGGAAAATTAGATTTTGCTAGTTTAGCAGTAAGCATTTTGCAAGATTTAGAAAAAATTATTCTTAAAGCAATGGTAATGAGGGCTTTAACTGGGATGGGAAGCCCTTTCGGTAATGGAGATGGATTATTTACTGGTGGAGCATCTACTCCCGGCGGTGCTTATGGTCCATCTTATCAAGCCTTTGCTGGTGGTGGCGATCCCCCAATTGGAGTTCCATCATTGGTTGGAGAAAATGGACCAGAATTATTTATTCCTAAAAATTCTGGAACTGTAATCCCAAATAATCAATTAGGCGGTGCATTAGGTAGCACAACCAATGTAACTAATTACAATATTCAAGCTATTGATACCAAGTCTTTTGAAGATAGACTTTATGGAAGTTCTGGTGCAGTTTGGGCGGCTAACCAATATGCACAAAAGAATATCAATACAGTTAGGAGTAGGACATAATGGCTGG